GTAAATTTAAGGTTGGGGAATTGTGTTTTAATTGCTTTGCGCAGGTCAGATTGAGTGTTCATTTTGTTCCCTCCTGTTTATTTGATAGCTTTATCATATTCCTAATAATAATAATTGTCAATAGCCTATTTACACTCGAATTGAACGTAATTTCATACTCATAATATTTTTTACCGTAGTAAAGAGTGCGAGTTAGATTAGGATGCAGCTGGGAAATAGTTTGTGTACAGATAATTTGACAACGGAATAAATACAAAATATAATAAATATCAAGATGCGCTACGTGCGCAGAGAATAGAATACAATCAGTTTTGGGTACTTCGTTCCCATCATAGTTACCTCCTCTGGAAAGCTATTTGGTTGCGGATAGTAAATGCATCTTCCCGGCCCCGGTTAATCCGTTGGCCGGGTTTTGTTTTTAGGATCAGTATAATGGACGATAAAAGTAACGATAATATTCATAATAGTATTGTTTCTAAGTATATTAGCGGTGCCGTGGATAGTGTGTGCCGTGTTATGCCTGGTTCACGGGTAAAGAGCATATAGTATATATAGAGCCTTTATAAAATAACGTATCCTATAAAGTAGATAGATAATATAACGTTAGCGTTAATATATAGCGCAGCGTTTAAGTCAAACAGTATAGAATTACACAGGTACACGTAAAACAAATACACGCACGTACATTATATTGCATACAGATATTCCGCACACAAAGTATTATTATGTCCACCTAATGGTAGTTATGTCTACCAGTTAGCTACCATTTCACATAATGCCCGTTGTACGAAATAGACATAATGCTATCCTCTGATCCTAAATCCTACCAGGCTATAACAGATATACAGCACATACAGTACACACAGCAGGGGGGGCGGGCTTTCCTACGCTGGACCGGCGGGAATTGGCAGATATATAGGGGGTAGGGGTGCCCCATACCGGAGACTGTATGTATATATATTCGTAACTGTGAATTTTTCAAAAACAAAGGGGCTTTCGATTTGTCGGATAAAGTGAAGCTAAAGCAAGTTGAGATAAGCGATGATGAGAGGGAGAGGTTGCAGCAGTTTTTTTTGGAGAGGTTTTTGTATTCAAAGCGATTTGGGACGGCGTGTCATGCGTTGAGTACGAATGGGTTGCCGGAGGATGTTGACTGTGAGGCTACGGTAGCACAGTGGATAGAGGATGACCCTGAGTTTCGGGCTGAGTTTGAGAAGGCCAAACGGATAGTGGAGAGGGCGAGGGCTGAGAAGGCGGAGGAGTTCCTGCATGATGTTGGCACCGGGAAGCAAAAGACGGGGAAGGATTCGGGGATAACGAACGCGAATGTGATTGGGGCGCATATGGTGTTGGAATCCATTGACAAGGCTAAGTGGTCAAGCAAGATAGCGGTGGAAAAGACGGAGAAGCGCGAGATCACAACCATCGTAAAGCATTATGACGGCACGGAAACGAGGGTAGAGGTTATAGACGCGCCGGAGGTAAAGAAGATAGAGGCTCCGGCCTCTGATGATGAGTAAAGACTTAATGGAGTTTGTCGGGGGAGAACTCCATTTGAATTTGAATGAGGCGCAGCAGGCGGTTGACAGAAGCACCAAGCGGTTTGTCTGCCTGTTCGCAGGGACCCAGGGAGGGAAAACCTCTTACGCCCCCTGGTGGTTGTTTGACCGGATAAAAGACAGCGCAAAGCCGGATGAGTTGAATGACTATCTGGTGGTGACGGCTACTTACCCGCTGATGAACCTGAAACTGATGCCCGCGTTTGTCGAAGTGTATGAGCATGTACTCGATATCGGCAAACTGAAGGTCACGGAAAAGGTCATCTATTTTGAATATAAGGGCGCGAAAGGCCGCATCATCTTTTGTTCAGCAGAGAATCCTGAGAGCATGGAATCTGCAACGGCGAAAGCTGCCGTGCTGGATGAGTGCGGGCAGGTGCAGTTTAAACGCGAGGCATGGGAAGCGATACGGCGCAGATTGTCACTGTATCGTGGAAGGGTGTTATTGATAACGACGCTTTATACCGGCGGCGGCTGGTTAAAGACGGATTTTTATGACCACTGGAAAAAGCAGGACGAGATCGGGCAGGACATTGACGTATTTCAATACCCTTCGACCGTCAATCCAAAGTTCACGGTTGAGGAGTTTGAAAGTGCCAGGATGGCTCTCCCTGATTGGAAGTTCAAGTTGCTTTACCAGGGCGAGTTTGCAAATGCCGTCGGCCTGATTTATGACGCATTTAATACCGATGTCTGCCTCCTCTCCCGGCGCAAGTGGCCGGTGCAGGACGCATGGCCCCGGTACTGCGGCATGGATTTCGGCAACGATACGGCGGCGCTGTTCTACGCTGTTGACCCGGCGACCGGCCTCATCTACGCGGATGCGGAGTATCTTGCACGGGGATTGACTACCTTTCAGCATGTCAACGCGCTGAAAGAAATGTCAAAGAACTGGCAGATCATAAAGTGCAACGGGGGCAAGGGCGACAAGGGCGATGACGGATGGCGCGGCGACTTCACTAAGGCAGGCTGGCGCATCCAGCAGCCATCTATCCAGGCGGTCGAGGTCGGTATCCAGCGCGTATATTCCCTGCACAAAAGCAATCGTTTATATGTGTGTTCGGATTTGTACGAGTACCTTCGGGAAAAGCAATCCTACAGTTACAAGCTGGATGGCGAGAACCGGGCGACCGGCGACATCGAGAACAAGCAACGCTATCACCTGATGGACGCGGAGAGGTACATACTTTCCGAGTTCAGGCCGGAAGGTACGGCCAACACGAACCGTATCAAGCAATGGCATTACTACGGTTAGGAAAACGCTTATGTATGATTTAAGAGAAACGGATTACTCTATACTGCGGTCGAGAATGGACAGCGACCTTGACCTTGAAATGCTGGTCGAGTATGTCCTGAAAGACCCGAAAACAAAACAACAGCTACGCAATGCCTTCAATGTCACGCTGAACGATCCGCGTACCTACATGGAGCGCTGCCATTCCATACTCGGCGCTGATAAAAGACGCTTCGAGATTACAGGCATAGATGCTAAGTACCAGAACGAACTTGAACAATGGATTGAAATGTGCCTGTATGTCAACGATGAGCAGCTTTCCATGCGTGGCAATGAACCGTTCGAGGACTGCCTTAACTGGTTCATACTCCGGCGTGGATGGGCTGGTTCCCTGTGGCTGCTGTATAAGACTGCGGATGGTAAAGTCGTACCCTCTATCATACCGTGCGATCCCCGCTGGATGACCTGGGAGATTTCAGCACGCGGGCTAAAGCAGTTTTCTTACCGTACCAGAATGGGACTACTGGAAGCAGAGGACAAGTTCAAGAAAACCATCCCGAACGCAAACGGCAAGAAGTATGTCGACCTTCAATGTATTTGGGATGATAAGAATTACGTGGTGTACCAGGCTGCGGACACGCCGCAGGGTACAACCGGCGATCCACTGGAACAGGTGGAGCACGGCTTCGGTGTCTGCCCCGGCGTGGTTACGCCCGTCCCAACACAACCGATGATTATTACCGGCGCAGAGGATTATTCTACTTCACTGTCAAGGCAGGGTGAATCTATCATGGCGGCTAACAGGGGCATTTACCCGATGCTCAACAAAGTCGCCTCTATCATGGCTTCCATTGCAGAGCAGTCCTTCAAGTCATCGCTGGTATACATGGGTGACAAAGAGGGCGGCTTTACGCAGGACCCGACAGCGGCTGGTGGCATAACACAGATCGGCAAGGATGAGCATATCGAGTTAATGCCAGCACGCGACCTCTCGCAAGCATTGACGTACCTGTTCGGTATGCTCGGCACGGATAAACAGAAGGGCGGCCTGTCAGACATCAATTACGGGCAGATACAATTTCAGGTAGCCTCTCTGGTGGTGGCGCAGCTGAAGGATGACCGTGACGGTATATTCGTACCGCGCCGCAAAGCCAAGAAAACACATTACCGACAGGGCTTCAACATCTTCCGGCAGATGATTAAGAACGGCAAGTTTTACAAGGCCGACCCTAACGTGGTCAATGTTGAGGATGCTATTGAGTTTGACCCGGCGTTGTTTGAAAAGAAATTTAAGATGGCGGTCAACTATACGTCCATTTCACCCGAGGAGAATATTTCCAATTACACCATAGCCGGACAGGCTAAAGGGCTTGGGCTTCCCAAGAAAAAGATATTGCGGGATATTCTGCACGATGATGACCCGGAAGGCACTATCAGGGAAGCGGAATTGGAGCAGGCTTATGAGGTTGCTCCATTGCTGCGGTTGTACGACATGGCGATTGCGACCGACCCCGGCAAACTGACGCAGACGCAGATTGACAAAGACAGGGGCATGATATTGTTCGATGCCATACGCAAGCAACTGGAATTGCCGGAGCCGCTTAACGCCATGCCGGGTGTCGCTTCATTACCGAAGATCGATTTGAACAAAGCATCGCCGGAGAAGATTTCACAGAAGCGCTTGCAGCAGACCGGGCAGATGGCGGCGATAAACGGGCAGCGAGCAGGAGGACTGCGATGAGTTTAGCCAAAGAAGTACACGACTTTATTCAAAGCAAACTTGCCGTACCGGAGCAGGAAACGGGCGTACTGCCGTTGCTGCGCCTGTTGGCTTCCCGCACCGTACTGCCGCCCCAACAGCAGGGCGCAGAACCATCTACCCTGCCGCCTGTCAATGAAATGATACCGGATACTGGTAAATTGCAGACCAATATGCAGAAAAATAGTCTTATGTCTAAGTATCCAGGGTTAGGTGCTAAATAATGGCGTTTGATCTGTTTAAGCCTGAGACTTGGTTCGGTCAGGATAACCCGCCGGAAACTCAGGCGGACCCTAATAAGCCTGAAGGCGCAGAGGGAGAGAATCTTGTTGTCTGTCCTGTGCATGGTGATCTGGTAACTCAGGAGGTTGCCGATGCCCATGTGCAGGCCGAGGAGGAGCGCAAAGCAAAGGAAGCCGAGGAACAGGCCGCCGAAGCGCAAAAGCAACAGGAACAGGAAGCGCAACAGCCGCAAGGCACAGCGATAAATCCCGAACAACAGGCGCAACAGAGATTGGCACAACAGGCAGAGGAGGAGAGGCAAAGGGAATCGACTTTAGCCAGTCAGCGGCAGACGCTTGTTGAAAACCAGCAGCAGTCCGACATTGAAAAAAAGTTGCGTGATATGTGGCTTCAGGTTGCCACGCCGAACGAACGTTACAACGCTACCATAGAACCTGCGCTTAACATCGTCACAAAGGAAATGGTCGGCAATAACCCGCTGGAACTCAAACTCGGCGGGACTACTGTCAGAGCAACTTCCGACGATGAGATGACCGACCTGCTTCGCTATATTACCGATAACAGAGGATATCTGCCGAACGGCGGAACGCCGCTTAATTCAGAAGGCAGAATGAGTGTCGGCCAGTATAAGGCGCTTGTCGAGAACGAGAAAGCGCTTGACACACCAGAAAGGCAGGCATATCAATACTGGCAGATGCAGCAAAACAGGGCTGCGCTCTACAGCGAAGATGCTGTTAATCTCGCCGAAATTCTGGAAGCGGAAAACGAGAGACGGTCGGCGGCAGGGCTTGACGAAATTACGGCATCGCAGTTGAAAGGTATCGGCGCTGTGTACGCAGATCGGGTAATGAGACATTCCGGTCGCCTACCGTCCGATGACGAAATACAGAAGCGGATTGACGAAAGTCGCCTTGCCTATGTCTCGTCAATGAACGAGAGGATATTAGTTACAGGTGCGCAACTGAACCCTGAGAACCTGAGCGAGTTAATGTTTGGCAACGGATGGGCTACAAACCGAGAATTTGACGGCGCATGGTATTACCGTTCACCTGAAGGTCAAAAATACACAGCAGACGAGATATTAAACAACCGAGAGTTAATGCAGCAAATGGGCGAGGCCATCACACCGCAGATGGTAGCAGATTTAAAAAAAGAGGTCAGCAATAATCCAGAGATCGTTGATTATTTACTGCAAAGTATAGATAACACTCCGCTGGTCAAGACATTGATTTCAAAAGCATATCCCGACCATTCGCGGGAAGGGTTGACAGACGAATATCTGAAGGTTGCAGATGATAACAGGAAGGTTACAGGTGTTGCATCGAAAAAAGACCTAATCATAGACAGCATGCTTGCCAACATACACACCGTAGGTGTAATCAATTCAGACGTTGTCAATGCGATACGTAATGCGGATTGGGATACGTTCTTAGCTAACGAGAAGCAAACATACATCGGCCAGTTAAAAGAAAGCCCTGTATATGCGCTTGCCACTTATTTGAAGGACCCGTCCAAACCCGGCCGACTGAAGGCGCTTATGGCTTCAATAATGACCGGCAGTTCGTCATTGCCGGGAACCATCAAGTACACGGCAGAACATCTTGGCAATCTTACAGGGCTGATAGACGATATATATAACCGAGCCGCATACAGCCAGGATTGGACAACGGATAAAAATTACGAAGCATGGTTAGAGGAGCGTCCGCTACCCAAAGCCTCTGAAGGTCAGTCATTCGGCAGTAGAATGTACTCAGCGAGTTTGGGCGTAGCCGAACCATTGGGAGACGAATACTCACCGACACGTGGCGAGATATTACCCTGGACAAACCCGTTGTACTGGCTTGGCCCCGCTGAATTAAAGGCCATGACAGGGGTAAAGGTGGCGCAACGGGCTACCAACGAAGCAGTAGCAGAAATGGCGGCTATGTTTGCGCGTGGCGAGGGGATGGAAGCTGTTGTCAAGTTCGCGGCAAAGAAAGCGCCGGAGATTGGCGTAAAGCCGGAAGCACTTGTCAATGATGCTACGAAACTGATTGCAAATGAGGTTAA